AGCAGGTATGTTCGCCCGCGTCATCAGTTTAAACGTAACACAAGTGGAAGAAATTTTATTCCGAGTGGAAGCGCAGAACTAGACTTTGACAATGGCGAAATAAGGGAGCGAGAAGAGGAGAAAGCTGCCGAGGAAATGGAACGCCTAGCCCAAGAAATGGACAAGCGTGAGGAAGAGCGTCAAGCTGCTTATGAAGAGTGGCAGTTGAAGCGTCAGGAAGAAGAGGAGCGTCGCTTAGAAGAGCGTGCCTCAGATCAATACCAGAATGGTAAAGGACGCAGAGATGATCGTTATACAAAAGACGATCATCCCGAAGGTTGGAGAGCAGCAAATTTTAATAGTCAAGAAGAATATGATGCGTCACCCTTCCGTACGCCGCTTGCAGTGAAGACATTGGCTTTGCGAGCAAAACATTTCCCTATTCGTACACCCCATTCAGAAGTGGCTGCGGGTCAACGTCGTGCGTATGCTGCGAAGAAAGCAGCTGAGCATTGGCGCGTAACGAAGAAATCTATCACCAAGAAGCAATACCAGGATTTTATAAATGCTGTGAATAAGTCAGATAAGACAATTCAGCTAAGTCCCGAGGCGTTGCTTGGTAAGAACAAGTTGCAGTGGATGCGATTTGCCCAAGGTGTTTTCAAAGTTAAGTATAATGGAGAATTTACTTCAACTGGCACCATTGTGTGTGATAAGTGTATAGTACCTCTTCACTCCCATAAGGAGGGAGTGAGCGTTTCGATAGAGAACCCCTCAGCAACCGCTAAGCTTGAAAAAGTTTTTCCTATCCCAGATACGGATTTAGGAATTTTCATGGCTTCCGGTGTTAAGAGTCCCAACTGGATAATGCGAGCTCCGAAGAATGAGCAAGTTATGCAGTTAGGGTTTACTCGTCCTGATCAAATTGAGCCAGAGTTGGCCATAGGATTTTGTTCTGCTGAAGGAGTATATGATGCCGCCACGAGTGCAGGAGACTGTGGAGGACCAGTGATCGCTGTGAGCGATGGAAATCTGGTCGGTTTTCATATTGCGGGTGGGCCCCTCGTCAATAGGTTTATTCCTATGACTGAGAAGTTGGCAGCGATGTTGCGCGCGAATCGTGCAACACTGTCAGCGTTGGTTTTTCACTAGAGCCCCCGCTCCCCACCACTCTTATAGAAGAGGGTGAGGAGTTTTGGGGGCGGTATCCTGTTGAGTTTCAACAGGGGTTTAGTGCTAATGTAGAATATAGCCCTTTACACGCCGCAAAGCTGTCTCAAGATTTCTTTCCAATTGTAGCGCAGGTACCGAAAAGGTTTACTGCAAGGAATAGAAGGCATCTTGATGTAAATATAGCCCGTTATGAATCTGAAAAACAAACAATAGTAGTGGATCGGAGTAAATGGGGCTTGCCTGAACCTAATCGTGAGGCAGCTTATATCTCATTGGCCAAGTACGCGAAAAGTGTCGAGGTCTTGTCTGCAAAACAGGTAGGAGCCTTGAACTTGGCCGCCCAATGGATGGATCGGGAGTTCCGACCGTACATGTGTAATAGTATAGTACGTGACCAGGATGTGGTTGTGGCTAAGCTCGAAAAGAGCACAAGCTGCGGCTTTCCCTGGGTGCGGAAATATAAAACGAAACGTGACATGATAGAAAGCTGGACGGAGTTCGAGCAATACATGTCAGAGGACTG